TAGTAAATAGGTCTATAATCAAAGTGAGGATTCTCGCCATCTACAAACACAACTTGCGTTGCCACAGAGCCAATCAGACGTGTCATTCTTTCAATATGCTTCATTCTTGCTGCTTTCATTCGTGTTAAAGAATCATATTGATTATTCATATTATATGCTGCACCTACTGTATATATTCGGCTCATTTTATTTATAAATCGTTTTGTAAAGTTTGCCTCATAGCAAGGAATCTCTCTAAAAGCATCAGAGTCAAAGTATTGGTCAATATATTGGGATGTATTACTACCACAATAGTAATCAATTAATTTTCTGACGTGCCTACGTCTTGCTTTAGCTTGCATTTCTTTAAAATCTTTTACTGACTCTTGTATTATTTGTTCTACGTTCATCTTTTCCTCACTATTAATTTATTTTGTCTAATTGGAAACCTATTTAAAAAAAAGTATCGTATCATATCGCAACCATGATCATGGTAACCATCTTTTAGGGGGTCAGGTTTTAAGTCTTTCCCCTCTGTATGTTCTGGGTAACGATAGTTCTCTAAATCTTCTGCTATGCCTTGACATTTACTATTAACGTGTAAATATCTTTTACCATTAGCGTTTTCTATAAAACCACGCACATGAGATACACCTGAAGCTATATTTCGAGATACCTTATCTCTTATAGTTTCTATAGTTATACCATTTCTTCTAAAAATCTCTATATCCCCCAGCCCTGACTGTCCTTGAGCTTGTTTACCAGCTGGGTCGCCATAGTACGACCTAACAATATAAGGTTTCGATTTAATACGACGTACGAGGTCGTCTGTCTTAATATTTTTCTCATGTATAATTTCATCTATAATATTTATGTGCCATTCGCCATTAATCATTGGCGTTTGAAACCATGCAACTGCTGGCATACGATAACCAAAGTCAATACTACAAAACGTAGGAAAATTAGGATTGTAAGGAAAATACCCTACATCTAAATTACGATCAAAAGGATATACTTGCCCAGCAAATGTTGTAAACTTTGCACCATACTCTTGGTCAAAAGATTCTTTAGACATATTACGTTTACGTTCTTTTATGAACGAATCTTCTTTGCCCTCTGGGAAAGCATACTGATTTTCCCACGATGGAGCTTGATGAGATTCCCATAATTCATCTCGTTTACCAAGTAAAAACAAATCATACACCCAATTAAAACCTTCAGGGGTAGTAATAAATATTGCTTTACCTTTTCTATCTGATAGTGTTGGTGACAAATACATATCCCATATTTTTCTTTTAATTTTAGCTGCCTCATCAATAATCAATAAGTCAAGACCCTCACCTACCAAACTGTCTGGGTTATCAGCAGACTTACCCTCTACTACTGTTCCCCATTTAAACTTTATATATCTTTCTTTTTCTGAAGCTCTTACAATGTCGTTTTGGCGACCTACAACCATTTTCTGCCATATTTCCCTAAACATCAAATCGGCTTTTTCGTAAGATAATCCAACACACCAAATACGTTTATTGGGTTGAGATGCAACAAATGTAGCTTCCATAGCTGAACAAGTTGTCTTTCCAAATCTTCTTCCACAAACCATCACAAAAAAACGAGATGTATCTTTGGTTGGAAAGTGTAGCTTTTGCTGACCTTTATGAGGCTTATAGCCCATAAAATCAAACCACGATTGCTTAAATTCTATTTCTTTTTTTGTGTTAATTTCCATTAATAGTTGCAAGTAACAACAACCATAATCTAACTTATGGCTAAGGACAAATACAAGATATTGTATTTATAATTTTTAAAACCACAAGATAGGAGGGCAGTATGTCCGAAGAAAATCAACCAGTAGTTAGCGAAACAGTTAGTGAGCAACCTACCCAAGAAACACCTACTCAACCGACCGAAGTTGGTGCATTAATAGCAGAAAGCAAAAAGTATAGAAAAAGGTCGCAGGATGCTGAAGCTCGTATTGCAGAGCTTGAAAAGCAAATGGCTCAAGCAGAAGAAGCAAAGTTGAAAGAAAAAGAAGATTTTAAAGCCTTATATGAAAAGGTATCTTCTGAAAATGAAAACCTAACTTCTGTTGCTGATAAATGGAATAAATATGAATCAGCCAAGAGAGCAAGCCTTTTAGAAAAACATCCTGAAGAAGATAGAGATTCATTGGCTAATCTGCCTTTGGAAACTCTTGAATTTGTAACGAATAAAGTTAATGTAAAGCCAAATGCTCCTCAAGTTCTTGGAAAGGCTAGGAATCAAGAAGTAACTAAGCCATTATCAGAAATGTCAGAGCAAGAGAAAAAAGCAAATTGGCAACACATTATCAAATCATATAAATCTTAAGGAGATAAAAAATGTTTAATAATAACGAAATTGCTCAACCTTTAATGGGTGTGTGGACTCGTTTCCAATTAGCTGATATTAGTATAGAAGATCCTCTTAATATTAATACTTTAGCTGGTGGTGCGAGTGCTGCTGCTTCTACTTCAGTAGGTCAAGAGTTTGTACCTGAAGTTTGGGGTCAAGCTATTCTTGATAAATTTCAACAAAAAACAATGATGCTTGGATTAGCTAATGACTTATCGTCTGAAGCTGTTGGAGCAGACAAAGTTCACCTACCACATATTGGTGTTACTCCACTTGCATCTGTTTCTGCTGGAACAGCTATTGATGCTGATGTGGATGCAAGTGGTGCTGGTGGTGGTTCAGATACAATGACAAGTACTGAAACTGTCTTAGAAATAAGCGAACACAAAGTAACATCTTTGTTCATTCCTGATGCACTTAAGGCTCAGTCATCATACAACTTATTCAATATGTACTCTGACCAATTAGCTTATGCTATTGCAAGAGGTGTTGATAACTATCTTATGTACAAAGTTGTTGATAACTTAACAACTGCTCATGGTAGCACTTCTGGTGCAACACAAGATACTGTAGATATGTTAGAGGTTGGAGATGCTTTGGCTTCTTCAAATATTGACGCTATTTTTAAAGCAGTTATACTTGAAACAGGAAGTGCAGAAGGCTGGACTATGGTTCTTAGCCCAACTCTTTATGCTTCTTTGGCTGCTCTTGATTCAGGTGCAGGATTTGTTAGAGGAAGCTCTGCACCTTTAGGTGCTGGTTTTGCACAAACTGGTGTAGCTGGAAACATTCTTGGAATGAATGTGATTGTATCACAAAGCCCATATCTTGATGTTGGTTCTGTATCAGCTGATGCTGACAAAGGCATAACAGCATGGACTGGTTTTGATACTGATGGTACAGATAACAATGACATCTTGAGAGGATTCTGTATCCACGAATCTGCTCTTTATTATGCTGCATCGCAAGCACCAAGAGTACAACAATCATATCAGCACAGATATTTATCTGACTTAGTGACTGTAGATGCAATCTATGGTTGTGCAGTTAGAAACTCAGCTGTAGCTGGTGACAGAAGAATTATTGGTTTATCTAAAAACGTATAATTCTAAATGATTTAAGGGGGTGGGCAACTACCCCCTTTATCAACTATGAAAGATTTAATAAAACAACTCAAAATACATGAAGGCTACAAGCCAAGAGTCTACAAATGCACAGCAGGAGTAGATACGATTGGAATTGGCTTTGCCATAAAAGACTTATATCTATCAGAAGAAGTCTGTGAGTTAATCCTTAAAGAAAAATTACAAATATTAGAAGATAGATTTATTGTGACCTATGATTGGTACGATGATGCACCACAAGAAGTTAAAAATACTTGCATCAATATGGCGTATCAATTAGGGTTTCGTGGGTTTAGTGCCTTTCGTAAAACAATAGCATACTTGGCAGACAAAGACTATAAATCTGCATCGGTTGAAATGCTTGATTCTAAATGGGCAAAACAAACTCCAAACAGAGCAAAAGAACTAAGTGAGATTATAAAATCTCTTTAGTTGTTTATATATACAACCATACATTAATTTATGATACAAGATAAACTGACAGGTAATAGCCTAGCTTGCCCAAACTGCTACAGTATTCAGCTAATCAGAAGTGGCTTTGAGCATGGAAAGCAGAGGTACAGGTGCAAGCGATGTGGTCATAGAAGTGTACACCCTATTACAGATATTGAGCTTTTAAAAGAAAATGTAAAGTATCGTAAAGAAAAACAAAAAGCTCAAGATTTAAACAGAGTAGAACGTAAGTCTTTTAGGGAACACGTTAGAATTGAAAACGCTGTAGAAGAATACAGCAAACAGTTAGTACAGCTTTTTGAAAAGAATAAGTTACACACGCATACTCAAAAGCATAAGGTCAAAAACAAAGCTGTTGGAGTAATACAATTTAGCGACCTTCACTTTAATGAATTAGTCGAACTCCAGAATAACAGATATGACTTTCAAGTTGCATCACAGCGATGCCAGCATTTTGTAAATAAGGCATCAGCGTACTTCAAGATGAATGATGTTAGCCAAGTTGTGGTGGCATTGACTGGTGACCTAATGAATAGTGATCGTCGCTTAGACGAATTGTTAAATCAGGCACAGAATCGAGCCAAAGCTACATTCTTATCAGTAGATATAATGCAGCAAGTTTTTTTAGACCTAAACAGAAACTTTAATTTAAGCATAGGTAGTGTGGTTGGTAACGAAGGTAGAGCCAATAAAGAGTTAGGCTGGAGTAGTAAAGTAGCTACAGATAATTATGATTATACCATAACTAATTGTTTGAAATACTTATTTAAAGACTCTGATATACATTTCATAGAGGGTGACCCATGCGAGTTAGTTGTAAATGTTGCAGGTCAGAATCTATTATTACTACATGGTCATGGTGCGATAGCAAAGGGAGAAGAAAGAGCTGTCAATCAACTCATAGGTAGATATGCCATGAAAGGTATACAGATAGACTATACAATATTTGGTCATGTTCATGCAGCAAGAGTTGGCGATACATTTGGAAGAAGTGCAAGTCTTGTAGGAGCAAATGATTACTCTGAAAAGGCTTTGAATCTCGGTGGTAGAGCAAGTCAAAATGCTTACATATTTTATAGTAATGGCAATCGAGATGGTATAAAAATAGACTTGCAAAATACAGATTGTAAAGGTTATAACATTGATAAGGCATTGGAGGCGTATAATGCAAAATCGGCTAAAAAAAGTAGTAAACAAGAAACCATCTTTAAGGTGGTCGTATAATACATCCTCGACTTTGCCTTCTCCATATTATACGATAGACAGATCTTGCACTACGCTTCCAGTTTTTCAGGAGAAAATTTATGTTAGATAGTATTAGACCATTGATCGCAGGAGCAGGTGGAATGACAGTTACTTGGATGGAATGGCTGCCTGTCGTAGTTAGGGTGCTAGTAGGGCTAGCAACATTTATATATATATGTGTTAAGATTTATAAATTAGCCAAGAGCTAATGGATTTTTTACAGATTTTAGAACAGTATGGAATACCCATCTGTGTAGCAGTAGCATTTGGATTCTTTATCTGGAAACAAAACAAGTTCATACAAGATGAGCTTATGGAAGAACTAGATGAAAGATTCAAGAGGTTGGAAGCAATAGTGATAAAGCTAATTGACCAACAAAAAAAAATGCAGATTGAACAGAAAGGT